TGGAGAAGGATTCGCTCAAAGTGTTGCTGGTATTGCTACGTCAACAAACCCCCAAGGTGGTGATAAAAAAAATAAAGAGTTTAAAGAAGTAGCAGATTTATCTCAACTACAACCATTTGCTGGTGATGTAATTCATGAGGGGAGATTTGGCCAATCAATAAGATTTGGATATACTCCTCAAGGTGCACAATCTAAACAACAACCAACTTGGAAATCTACTAAGTCGGAATCCCCAATAACTATAATCAGAAATGGTGCAGGTGAATCTAATGGATATAACAAATATGTTGTAGAAGACATAAATAAAGATGCATCTTCTATATGGTTAACTGACCAACAAACTATTAGTTTAACATTAGGGTCTACATTACCATTGGGTGTAACTCCAACCTCAGTTTATAATAAACCACAAGTAATTCTAAATTCAGACCGAATTGTTCTTAATTCAAAGAAGGATAATGTTATATTAACATCATCTAAGGACATTGTAGTTAGTACGTCAAAAAATACAACTACAATTGATAAGTTGATAGAAGCAATTGAAATATTAGCACAAGGTACATATCCAATAGCAGGAGCTGCAACTGGACCACATCCACAAATTGCTCAAATTTTAGCTAAAATCAAAAATGGAGTCGGGTAAAATACCTTTTGGACTTAATAACCAAATAAACTGATAATTATAGATAAAATATATTTATTACTATGGACACAACTAAATTAGTAAAAGCAATTCAAATCATCGTTAAGGAAGAAGTTAAAAAAGAAATGGCTAAACGTGAAAAGGTCATTCGTGAATCTATCCTTAAAGAAGTAACAAAGTCACAACCAAAACGAGTTGAAGTTGACCCATTGGATGTTGACCATATATTTGAACAAAAACAACAATCCCCAAAAAAGGAAGTCTTTAAATCTACTGGATTTGCTGACTTGTTAAATGAAACAGCTGATAATGGCGAGTGGAGAAGTATAAATTCACAAGGTGGTGCATTTAGTTCAACACAAGCACAAGCATGGGGACATATGAATCAAAATCCAAATACACTTCAAACCTCAGATGGTAAGAGTGTATCGGTGGATAGGTTACAACAAACTGAAGCTGGGCAAGCAGTGGTTAATGCTTTAACACGAGATTATTCTGGCTTGATGAAACACATCAACGCTAAGAAAGGTAAGTAATGGCAGGTAGGAAAGAATATAGAGTAGACCCATTAGACTTAAAACCGAACACGGCTGTCGGTGTTATGCTTCCTTTGGGTGGCACTCCTATATTTAAGTCATCCTACACAACTGAAGAGCAGGCTATTTCTAATCTGAAAAACTTGTTACTGACTCGTAAAGGTGAGCGACCATTTCAACCAAATTTTGGTACTGAAATATACTCTTTATTATTTGAGCAAATTGAACTCGACACAACAGAGTCGTTAGAGACATCAATACGAGCGGATATTAAATATTGGTTACCATACATTATTGTGTCTGAATTAGTCGTAACCACCGAAGAAGATTTGAATAGGGTACAAATAAAATTATCAGTAAAAGTTACAAACACAGGTGCAAATACCAACATAATTATTTATGTTACCAATCAAGGAAATATATCTATTGTCTGAGGATAAGAAATGGCAGAAAAAATTAAAAAGGAAGTAAATTTAATAGGAAAAGACTTTGGTGACATTCGCCAGAATCTTATTGACTTTACAAAAAACTATTTCCCACAAACTTATAATGACTTCAATGAATCATCACCAGGAATGATGTTCATGGAAATGGCATCATATGTGGGAGATGTATTATCGTACTATACAGATGTACAATTAAGAGAGTCCATACTTGACGAAGCTCAAGAAAAAAAGAATATCTTCACAATAGCACAATCTTTTGGATATAAACCAAAACTACTTGTACCTGCCACAACAAACCTAACTGTGTATCAAGTGATACCATCTATGGGAAGTGGTGATAATGTAAAACCAAATTGGGATTACGCATTGACTATTAAAGAGGGTATGATAGTAGGGTCTACATCCAATGGTGATGTTGAGTTTTCAACTATCAATAAAGTAAGATTTGGATTTTCATCATCATTTGACCCAACTGAAGTATCAGTTTATCAAATAGATGAAACTACAAACGAACCTGTATATTACCTACTTAAAAAATATGTAAAAGCTGTTAGTGGTGTTGAAAAAACTAAAACCTTTACGTTTGGTTCACCAAAACCTTATGACAAGATTAGACTTGAAGATGATGATGGGTTAATTGATGTAATTTCAATTATGGATGATGATGGTGATGAGTGGACAAAAGTCGATTACCTCGCACAAGATACTGTTTTTGAAGAGTTACCAAACACTACTGACTATTCAATAGCAATGTCTGCTTATGCAAACGAAACCCCATCACTCCTTAAACTAAAACGAGTTCCAAAGAGATATATAACTCGTATAACTGATGATGGTAAAATCGATATCCAATTCGGTAGCGGAATCTCACAAAATTCTGACGAGGAAATTCTACCAAATCCAGACAATGTTGGTTCAGCACTTTATGGAGCAAGTGGTGACCTTGACCAAGGTATTGACCCTTCAAACTTTATGTACACTAAAACATATGGAGTCGCTCCTTCTAACACTACATTAACTGTAACGTATCGTGTTGGAAATGGTGTTAATGATAATGTACCATCTCAAGATTTAACAACTATTGTAGAACGTGTTGTTGAAACTTCACCAACGAATTTAGTTGGTGGTGTATTTAATGTGGTACAAAACTCAATAGCAGTCACAAACGAAGTAGCTGCTGGTGGTGGTAAGTTCGAAGAAGAAATTGAAGAAGTTAGAAATAATGCACTCGCATATTTCAGAGCACAAAATAGAGCAGTAACTAAAGAAGATTACTTGTTAAGAGCATACGCATTACCACCACAATTTGGGTCGGTGGCTAAAGCATATACTGCTCCTGATTTTCAAATTAATACTTTGTTAGATGATGGAGTTGACCCAATTCCAAATCCGTTAGCAATCAACTTCTATGTATTGGGATATGATGCTAATAAGAATCTACAAAATCTAAATCCAGCTACAAAGCAGAACCTACAAAACTACTTGTCATATTATCGTATACTGACTGACGCAGTGAATATTAAAAATGCATACATCGTTAATATTGGTGTTGATTTTGAAATAATAACACTTCCAAACTATAACTCAAATGAAGTTCTTTTAAGATGTATTGATGCTCTAAAGCAGTATTTCAGAATAGAAAATATGCAAATTAATAAACCAATTGTATTAACCGACCTCTATGTATTGTTAGATAAAGTCGATGGTGTCCAATCAGTAGTACGGCCTGATAGAGATGGTAATGGTGGATTACAAATAGTAAACAAGTATAACGGAAGTTATTCTAAAAACAAATATGATATAACCAATGCTACACGAAACGGAATCGTATTCCCACCTAAAGACCCATCTTGTTTTGAAGTAAAGTATTTAGATGTTGACATTCGTGGTAAGGTAGTATCATTATTTTAAGGGGTAAGCATGATTTATAGAATATATCCAAGTAAAGACGCCACAATATACGAAGACACTTCTCGTAAAGACCAAAATACAGGTAAAGATGAGATACTTGAAGTTAGTAAATTGTATGATTCTACTGACAACACAACTCTATTAGGTAATAGTAGAGCCTTAGTACAATTTGATTTAACATCAATTTCATCATCAATCGTAAGTGGTAATATAACATCACCTCAATATAAATTGAATTTAGAAAATATTGAAAATGCTGGAATCCAATCGGATTACGATTTATATGTATTCCCAATCAAAGAATCGTGGGTAGAGGGTATTGGTTCTGAACCCGACACACCTCACAACGAAAACTCTGTAACTTGGGTTAATAGGATTACAAATACACCATGGGATGTTACTAACTCAACAGTAGATAAACCATTAAATCCAGACTTAATTGCATCGTTAGACGCATATTATGATTTTGCTACTTCAATCGGTGATTTCGAATTAGTAGAAAAAATTAAAGGTGTAAATGGGAGTGACCCTATATTATTTGTATCGGGTGCTAAATTAGCAATGTCATCTTCTGATTATAGTGGTGGTACTGCTAATGTATCATCATCATTTGAATCAGGTTCAATATATAAAATTGACTTTGACTTTAATAGAGGAACTTTATCAGGTGTAGATTTTAATGTAATAGACCCAAACGGATTCCCATTAAATAACTCAATAACAAACTTCAGAGAGTCTTTAGTAAGTACTGGAACTTATAATATGGCTCTTACAGCGAGTATCACTGGTGTATATAAAATACAATTTTCATTCTTTGATAATAATGGTGTTAATGGGTCTCAAGGTTCAATTGATAATTTCTATGTGTATAGAGATGTTGACCCCACAACTCTTGTACTTGACCAATTTAGTTCAAACTTAACATCATTACCAAGTACGTATTTAATAAATGAAGCCATTGTAAATAGAGATGGTGTAGCAGGTACAGCAGTCGTATCCAATTACGAATTGTCTTTAACATCATCAAATTTTGGTGGAGCTACTTTAAATAGAAAAATAAATTTACAAGAAAATAAAAACTACACGGCTAGTTTTGATATCGATGCTGGAAATTATCCTCTTATAAATAACGACCATACTGGTTCAATTGAATTTACAATTTTATCACCCGATGGTAGACTTGTTGATGACAATGATATGAGTGGGTATGTAAGATACATTTCTTCGAGTACATCACCATCTATAACCTTCCAAGCAAGACAAGATGGTGAGTATTTACTTAGATGGTCCTTTTTTGGTAGTGGGAGTGGTGAATATAGTGCGTCACTTGATAACGTAAAACTTGAATCACTGGACCATGACATTACAGGTTCTCGATATAATGACATATATTATGACGCACATTGGTCAGCAAATCAAGGTGGTGGTACTTGGTACACATCATCATTTTCAAGTGGTGTACATTATAAACAATCGTTCACAAAATACACAGACAACCTTGATGTTGAGGTTACCGAATATGTAAATGAGTGGTTAAATGGTACTCGTACAAATAATGGATTCATTATTAAAAAATCAAAAGTAGATGAACAATCAACCACAAAGTTTGGTTCTATAAAGTTCTTCTCGTCTGATACCCATACGATATACCCTCCGACATTAGATGTACTATGGGATGATTCATCATTTAATACAGGGTCACTTGAACCACTAACATCAGATGATATCATACTTTATGTTAAGGGTCTTGCTACTGAGTATAAAGAAACATCAAAAGCAAAAGTTCGTGTTTATGGTAGAGAGAGATTCCCAAGTCGGTCATTTACATCAACACCGCTAAAAGATGTTAAGTATTTACCAACTACCTTATATTACTCGGTAGTTGATGCTGAAACTGAAAAAGTGATTATACCATTTGATACATCATACACAAAAGTGAGTTGTGATTCAACATCAAACTATTTTAACTTTTGGTTTAATGGGTTACAACCTGAAAGATTCTATAAGTTTATATTTAGGTTAGACCAAAATGGAACTACAAAGTATTACGATGATAATTTTTATTTTAAGGTGGTTAGGTAATGGCAGATACTAATGCAAAAATAGATGTAAAACGTAATGGTCGTGGTCAAATAATTTCATATGAAGTTGAAAATACGGCAACATATTCACCTATACTATTATCAAATGTCAATAGACAATTGTTAAAAAAGTATGGTAAGAAGTCATTCTTAGATAATGTTGATGCTGAAATAAAAGAATTTACTCAATTGGAAATTTTAAACTCGTCACCTCAAATTCCCATTGCCGCTACTGTAACTTCATTAGGAAATGTGACCATTAACCTAAGTCGAGAGATTGATTTACAATATGTGGCTGACATTGATAGTAACGCAACGGATAATACAACAACGGGTAATACAACTGCCACCACAACATCATCTGGTAATAGTGATTCCGACCCAAGTAATTAATTTTTATGAAAGAATCATTCTACGCAGAATATGATAATTCTATATCAACTAATGTAAAATGGTATAGGCCTGATATTAATTCAGTTATAGAATGGTACAAAGAGTGGGAATCAAACTTTGACCTATCTAACTATAAAGTTTATCTTGTAGGTGCGTTAGCTGAAGGGTTGGAAACCAATGATGTGGATATATTGATTATGAGTGACGACCCAAATTTATTTGTATTAAAAGATATGTTAACATCAGCTCAGACACTTGGATTCAATCATAGTTTATTGATAGACATATGTTGGGCTAATTATAAACTAACACAATCTATACGAGATGGGTTGGATATTTCAGACTACAAATCTATTAGAAATTTTAAAACATTCAAAAAAGTTGTTAATGGTTCTGAAGAAATTTGTGACTTAACAAACGACAAAAATTATAAAGAATTAATCCCAGGTCTTTATGAATATGAAGGAGTTTCAAATCATTTGGTTAATAAGGTAACAAAAAGGTTGAACATTGATATTTATAAAAGTATATATACGGAATTAAGATATGTCATTTAAAAGATACTACAATCAAGAACAAGTTGAAGGAACTACTCCTACTTTCGGTGAAGACTATTCATCCGAGGTAAACTCCAATGTATTAATTGTAGATACTGAATTGAGGCTTGGTGATGTTGAGGGTAACCATATAGATGATATTAAAGTTCCAACATCACAAGAAGTTCATATATATTCATCTGATACTCTTTTAAGGTCTTCTTACGAACACCCAATTAAATACAATAGTAATGGGTCGTATCCTGTATTAAAGGTAACTCCCGAACGTGATTTGAGAGCGCTTGGTATAGAGCAAGGTGCATATTCAATAAACTATAACTTTTTAAACAAATTCGTACAAGGTTGTAGGATTGACGAAATCAATGGTGATAGAACTGAAGTCAAAATATCAAAACGACCTTTAGTTGGTAATGCTAGTAATAAAGAAACAAACGCTTTTGAAGATTTAAATACCATTCTATCTAACGCAAGTCTTTTTAATTCATTTTCTCAACAAGGTGTTTTACCAGAATTGGTATTGAACTTCAAAGAAAACGAGTTATATAATATAATCAATTATAAATTTGATGGAACATTAGGTGGTGAATCAACAGAGACATTACAATATCCGAGAGATAGATTCGCAAATGTATCTACGTCATTTGTTCCAATTGATAGTGGTGTAGAGAATTTAAATACATGGAGATTTTTTGTAGAAATTTATACACCTGCAATCAATGAAACTTTACCAATTGGAGCATTAGTTGGAGCGCCAACTGGTAGGGTTAGAAAATATATGCTAAAACTAAATCAAAATTCAAATGGAGATTTAATTTGGCAAGCAGGAAGTGTTACTTTTGGCGATGGTACTACACCATTACCATCTGATATCAATGTTGATACTAATGGTAATATTCAAATCGCAAATAGAGTACCAGACTCAAACAACTTAAAACTTACATATAAAAAATTTAATATTAATATAACGACATACGATACGATTGTTGTAAAATTAGATAGACCACTTGACACGTCATTGGGTATAAATTCAACATTAGATGTTGATGGTAGAGTATACAACTCTTACATTGAAAAGATTATTGCATTCCCATCAGTTACTGAAGAAGAAGTATCCAACTTCTCAGAGCCAGATTTCTCATTAGATATGTCAGAGTTAAAAGGTGCTGTTGGTACAGGATGGAGCACTTGGGATTCTTTGTTAGATGTAAATCCAACCACATCTCAACAATTGGTAACCCATTACTTTAGTGGGTCTCTTGGTGATGTAAAGTTGAATATAGATTATTCAGACTTTTCTAATTTTGTACATTTTTCATCAGCAACTGAACGTATAGATAATTTCTTTTATAAGATACAACAAATTGAATCTTACAATACACGAATCAACACATTAGAAAGTGTTAGTGGTTCGGAGGCTCTTACTAATATTTCACAATCAATTATTCGTAGGGATAGGCTAATTGGTGGGTTTGATGATTTCGAACACTACTTGTACTACTCAGACGACTCTAATAATTACACACATTGGTCATCATCTGCAAATATAATTGAACCATATCCAAAGTCAAATACATTCCCACACGTTTTGTATGGAAGTACTACCCCACAAGGTGAGTCTTGGTATAATGGTGTTTATTCATCTGCGTCTTTATATGATGAATTTAATGATTCAAGATTAAGAAACGTAATTCCAATCCACCTTCAAGAAGACGAACGGAATTCAGAATATATTACATTTGTTGACATGATTGGTCAACACTTTGATATACAATGGACATACATAAAATCTTTAACCGATATTAATAAACGTGAAGAACATCCAAACGATGGTATGGCAGACGAGTTATTAAAATCAGTAGCAACATCATTCGGCTGGAAGTTATCAAATGGTTACTCAGACGTATCCCTATGGAAATACGCATTAGGTGTTGAGTCTGATGGCACGTTGTATCAAAGTGGTGATTTAAAATCAAAAGCACGAAAACAAATTACTGAAGAAATTTGGAGACGTATTGTCAACAACCTACCAATGTTATATAAAACCAAAGGTACGGCTCGGTCAATCAAAGCACTCCTTTCTTCATATGGAATTCCACAAGCATTCTTAAAGATTAGAGAATGGGGTGGTCCTACGATTTCAACTCGTAAAAATATTTATGAGCAAGAACGATTTGTAAACAAGTTGGAGTTATCACCCTCTAAGTATTTAACTGCACCATGGGATGATATTAATTCGGATAGACCAAATTCTATTGAAATAATTGGTAAGATGCCTAAAGGTAATTACCATATAGTTAGAGTGGATGGTGGTAGTAGTACTGTTGATTTATTTTGGGATTATCAAAGTAGTAATGAAACTGCAAGGATACGAATGAATGTTGGTGGTACTGATATAGTATCATCATCATATGTACCATATAAACTTCGTAGAGATGGTGTATTCACAATAACATCAGGTAGTAATATTAGTATAGAATCAGCTTGGGTTGATGATTGGGGTAAACTTCTTGCAAACCCAACTGCAAGTATTGGTTCAAATGTTAATTTTAGTACCACTTGGAACGCAGCAGGAACAATACAAGTTCCAGGTCCAACTACTGACCTTAACGTAAACTCATATGAAACAGCAAGTATCCAAGAGATTCGATATTTCCGTGATGGTATTACAAGTGAAATAATCCAAGAACACGCAAGAAACCGAGAAGCATACTTTAGTGATGATAACACTACCGATTTGGATATTGATACTTCATTTGACAAATTAATGTTTAGAATATTCCCTGACAGTAGGATAGCTACAACGTCAAGTTATATAGAATCATCTCATCCAAATCAAAGAATCACACAATCGGATACTGGTCTAATATTATCAGCATCATTAACAAATATAACCTCAGACCAATTAGTTGGTGAGGTTGATACTCAGTTTGTTACTGTACCATCTATGGGTGCATTAAACTTAATGAACAATAAGATTCGTATTGAATCTGCTTCATTAAAAGGTCAACTTAATCCTGACAAATCATATGAGTTAAGTGAGTTTGATTATGCACCAACTGATTCAAATCTATTGGGAACGTATTTTACAACAACCGATACAGTTAATTTTGACATCTACAATTCAGAAGGTTATTTCGAAGCTGATGATTGGGTGGGTGACCCTGATAAACGATATAATGAAGACTACCCACTCTTAAAATATAGAGCAAAAAATTACTTCCAAAAATACACAAGTGGTACTGCTATTGATTTGATTCTTGATATGTTATCAAGATATGATATGTCAGTCTTTGACCAAATCAAACAATTGTTACCCGCTCGTGTAGATTGGCACAAGGGAATCTTAATAGAACCACATATATTTGAAAGAAACAAATATCGTAGAAATCGTGACATTACAATTTCACGACATATGTATGATGGAACAATATCGGTTGTAAGTCATGAGTTAACCGCTTCACGAAATGATTATGATGTGGCCGAAATTGACTTATATGATTACCAATCTTCAACCTACAAGTACTTCACACCAGCATTATCAGCAAGTGTACAATGCTCATATCAGAATAGTTCGTTCGGAACGTCTTCGGCTGTAATACCAAGTAATGTTGATTATATGTTATATGATGGTGACGAATATAGTATATTTCCAGGATTTGGTACTTATACTTTTAAGTTTAATCCACCAACTCATAGTAGTGGGTCTACTGCCGCATTTTATTATACAGCATCTGTTGATGGTCCTTCAGTAGATATAAATGTATCCCAACCATCATCATCAATACAAACGATTCAATATAGTAGTTCAGTTTCAAGTTCAGGTGTATCTAACGATGGTGATACGACTCTTACGTTTGACGTATTAACATGGGGTCCGGATTCACCACCACATACACTTATTAATCCAAACTATAATGGTAAGATTGTTAAAATTATATGTAAACAAAATGATGGAGTATATCCTGGTGCTAACACAAATATATTTGCTGGGGGTACTCAGGGTGACGGTACTATAACATACATCCCACCCACTACATTTACAATAGATTTGAGTTCAAACCCACTTACAATAGACGATGGTGGGGGTAATCCACAATCAACTTCAAATCATGACCTACAACTTGGTCTTTCGTTCGTAACTTCAAGTAATGTCACAACAAATATTAAATCTAATATAGCAACACTACAAAGTGGTGAACCTAATTGGCCTGTTAATGTTGACCAATCTGGTAGTATAACATTTAATGATGGGTCTGGTGAACGAACTTATTTAATTTTAAATAGAATTGATAATACAAACATACAAATAGACACATCATCACATGAACCAAACACAAGTGGTTCTTTTGTAAGTGCTGATTTCGAATATAGTAGTTCAGTTTCATTAAACTTTACATTCTTTACAAACGACCCAGATATAACTTGTGTATCATCATCAACATACGTTGATAGACCAAATGGGTATTGGAGATACTCACCAACTGGCTCAACTGTATTGAATCATAAAAATTCAAAAATATATAAAGTACCAAAATACTTTTACTCTACTGCTGAGTCTGCGAGTTTAAAATTACCAAGTTCATCATCTATGATTCCATGGGAAGGTCAAGATGATAGATTGTCGTTATCTATGGAAAACTTATTTTACAATGGGTGTAGAATAACAAGTGACTCTTTAACCACGGACTCAACAGAAACACCAGATGGTGGTCCTGTTGTAGAAATTACTGAAGTTGACCCAAATACACTTGTATACTCAACACAAACACCAACTGATGGTGGTGTTGATACCCAACTAAGTCCTACAAAAGGTAATGTTAGAAAAACACCAGAAGATGTGTTGGTATCGGTTGATATTAGAAATAGAAAAAAATCAAACACATCATCGAATAGAAATGCAACTGAATTTAAAGTGTTAAAACCATTACCATTTATTGGTAGAAACACAAAACCAAAGACAAGATTAACCACATCTCTAAATTCACTTTTTAGTAGAATATTAAAGAGATTTGGATTTTAACAATTAAAAATAAACAAAACCATATTTATATACATAAATGAGGAAAACATTATGGGATTTTTAGATAATTCATCAGTAACAGTAGACGCCATACTTACCAAGAAGGGTAGAGAGCTTTTGGCACAAGGTCGTGACAAGTTTCAAATCACTCAATTTGCATTAGCAGATGATGAGGTTGATTATGAACTTTGGAATCCAGCACATAACTTGGGTTCAGACTATTATGGTATCATCATTGAGAATATGCCTGTGGTTGAAGCAATCACGGATGAAAACTACTCAATGAAATATAAACTATTGTCACTTCCAAAGACAACTACGAAGTTGCCAGTAATCTCGGCAAGTCCAACAAGTATTACGATTGATGAAGGTCAAGTATTGACAGGTATTAACGTAACCACTCGTAATGGTGGAAATGCTGACTTAGGATACACTGCGATTCTACTTAATAAAGATGCAGGTGTTATTCAAGGTAATCCTGGTGTGCCTGGAAATGTTTCTCCTATTATAAACATAAGTTCATACAATACAAATCAATCACAAACTGTGGTTGGTAGAAGTCAATTTACATTCCGTTCTACATCATTTCTTGCTGATAGAGCATCACTTTCAACTCGTATGATAATCATTGGTAATGAAACTGGTGGTAGAGTTGAGGTTGACATCGTAGTGAATCCTGTTAATGACATTCAAGTACGAGCTACTGTATAACACAAAAGAAGGATAGAAAATGGCAATTAATCCAATATTAGGTTCAACGGGAAATTTAGGTGGCACATCATTGTCATCTGGACCAGTTCAAGGAAATGTTCCTAACCCAGCAGGTACAGAAACTTTAGCAGATACAAGAGTTGCTATCTCAGAATTACAGGCAGCTGATGTTCAAAACGATACCACTCCAGTTATTCCTGCAGGTGCATACGATTATGGTAGTGGTAAGGTATTTACAGCATTTACAATTGAAGATGTAGTAGAAGGTGATTCTCAAAGAATTACTCGTGGACTATGGAGTGGTAACGTTGGTGAATTAACATCATTTTGGACATCATCATATCAGTCTTCAACTCAGAAGCAATATTACTATGAGATTTATAATGGTGACCCAACGGACTCTACAAAGGCTGCACAATTTTCAATTGCGTATGGTCATAACGAAGGAAGTGGTTCTTTAGGAACAAACGAAGATTCACCATCAAGCGCAATCTACTCACAATTTCAACAAATCTTACTCCCCGCATCACAAAAAACATTTTCATTTGGTGGTGTTGCACAAGATGATGTGTATGTCATCACAATAAACAGAGCTAGGTTAAAAGATAAACTTGACCCAGGTAATTGGGAATTAGTCCTATCAGGTTCGAATGGTGAAACATTACAACTAATTGATAATAGTGGCGACACCAATCAATTGGGTAGTTCTAATGAAGTATCGTATAATGTAGTATCAGGTTCTTTATTAAATGGTGTTTATTCAACAAGTCAAATTTTTGGAGCAGTTTATCCACAATTTGGAGCTATTGTATTAAGTGCTGCTGCACTTGACGTATCTGCTTCACTTGGGACAGTTAGAACAAGTAATACTGACGCACAAAACCATGGTAAGTTGTTTACTGCTATTAGTGGTGCTGCTGTTCAAAACGCAAATAATGGTTTCCAAGCAAGAAGTGAGGAAGAAGTTAAATCAACATTCTTCTTTGTTAGAGCTAAAAACGCAGAATACAATTTCTCAAATAACCCATCTTATGTAACAGGTTCAACTGGTCAATTAAAACAACAAACTTTTGTTGGAGACCCTAAAACTTATATTACAACTGTTGGTTTGTATAACAATGATAACGAACTTTTAGCAATAGCTAAATTGTCTAAACCTCTATTAAAATCATTCTCTAACGAGATTTTAATTAAGGTTAAATTAGATTTTTAAAATGAAGACCAATGGGAATAGTTTACAAACGAATCTTCAATGGGGGTATACAAGAAAGACCCTTTAAAGCTCATAAACGATATGAAGTGACTGATGTCAATTATTCGTCTTCGTTTGAGATTTCTATTCTAAGAGGTATATCAACTTATGGTGTTTTAACGGAAGTATCCACATCGATAGATAATGCTATTGATGTAGACCCATCTATTAAAACGGGTTCTGGTGCAATGACATCGGAATTAAATTCAATCCCTCAGCAAATTGTTTGGGATTCCATAAACTCATACTTTTTTAAAAGAACACCACGAGTTTTATACGACACAGCTTCTATAATTTCAATACCACAAAATAAGTTTGGTGACGGAATTAAACCAGGTTCATTCTACGCAACTTGTAGTAGCGCTGAAACATCTGCATCTTATATGTATGATATTAAAGTTGACTCTGATTATGGAATCATAGTTGACCCTGACGTTTCAACGACCATAATGCCACGAAGTAGTGATACTATTTTAAGATTATCATTTGATGATAAGAAAATAAATTCATCGTGGAAAAACACAACAGATGATTCTACATACGATAATATTGTAAAAACATTAAACATTGCAATTGGTAATGGTCCAACTACAACAGGTGGATTGTCAGCCGCTGTCGGTAAATCAGCACAATCAAATATATCATCATCGTTAATTGTAAGACATAATTCATTATTTGATTCCATAAACAACTATGATGATTGGGCTGTATCTATGAGAGTTAAATTACCACTCTCACAATCATGGACTGGTGAAGAAGCAAACCCACTAATATCAAAACGATGGAATAACTTAGATGCTGTTAGAAATAGTCAAGTTTATTCAAACAAAACACATTACCCACTTGACATTTCATTACTTAATGATTCGGTAAGTGGTCAAAATGGTAAGGTTAAATTTGGTATATCAGATGGTCGTAGATATGGTAAATCTGAAGCTGGTACATTTATAACATCATCTACGTTAATAAATGACAACAATTGGCATTCATTAATTGTTAATAAAATTGGTAGTAATTACAAACTATATATTGATGGTGTACTTGATTCTACATTGGATGCTACTAATATAAAAACAACCAATAACGAGCAAGATATAACCATATTCAGTAGCAGATTTTCAACAAGAACTGACTACACTTCGACAAGTGGTTCTTTTGATGAGGTTAGAATATATAGAAGGTCGTTAACTTCAGATAACATTGAATCACTCACAAACAATCATTGGTATAGTGGTTCATTCACTCAGACAAATCAGATAGGACACATATTTTATAATACTGGTATTGTGGTTATTTCTGACCCCCGACCCAAATATAAAAATATGTTTTTAGGTGATGGTAATTGGGACTACACAAACAAACCATTTGAATTTAATTACAAAGCAACCAAAATAGTTGAAGAGGTATCTTTACTATGCGAAATAAATAGAGATGAGTTTAATGTATCATCTAACCCATCATTAAGAGTAACTTCAAATGAAAAAGAAGAACGACTTAAGCCAATGGTTACAGGTTCCGATTTTAGACCATACATCACTCAGATTGGGTTGTACAATGATGACCTTGAATTACTTGCAGTTGCTAAGTTAGGTTCACCACTCAAGAAAAGACAAGATGTTGATGTAACCATTAATGTAAAATTCGATATAGACTAATATAAGTTATGGCAAAAGGAAATTGGAGTCATATCCAAAAATCAAAAGGACACAAGTCCGGCCTTGAAACAAAAATTAACGAACAATTAAGAATTCAAGGTATCGATGGGGAATACGAACAACACGAAATTCCGTATGTTGTTCCTGCAACTCACCACACTTACAAGCCCGATTTTAAATTACCAAATGGAATTTACATTGAATCTAAAGGTTGGTTTCTACCGGAAGATAGAAAGAAACATTTGTTGATTAAAGAACAACATCCTGAAATAGATTTGAGGTTTGTTCTTCAGTCACCCAATGGTAAAATCTACAAAGGTTCAAAGACTACATACTCACAATGGTGTGAAAAGAATGGGTTCAAATGGGCCAATAAAGAAATTCCCCAAGAATGGTTAGATGAAAAACCTAAACAAGATTTCTTTGATTTCTCAAAATAATTTCGTATATTAGTAGTTATGGAAGATAGACTACTTGAATTATTAGAGTCCGTTCTTGGTAAATCCAAGAAAACAAGTGGGGACAATTATGCGTTCTATTCTCCATTTGTTGACCATTACAAACCAAAGTTAGAGATTAATATACGAATTAATTCTAAAGGAAACAACCCTTGGCATTGTTGGATTTCGGATGAGAAGGGTAGAACTATCAAAGGTCTATTCAAGAAACTTCGTGTATCTAAACAAACTTGGGATGAATACAATTCCATCTTCAGTAAGGTTAACCGATATTCAAGTGAGTATGACACTACCGAAGTTGTAGAGCAAGTAGAACTTCCAAAAGAATTTATTCCACTATATCAACCATCTAACTCATATAAACGAAAACACGCTTTAAATTACTTACTTGATAGAGGTTTAAGAGTTGAAGATATTGTAAAATACAATATTGGATATTGTGCTGATGGTGAGTATCGTGATAAGATAATAATCCCTTCATATGATGATAAGGGTAAGTTGAACTTCTTTGTTGGAAGGTCATTTTATGAAACTAAATTTAAACATAAAAATCCGAAGGTTTCTAAAGACATCGTGGGTTTTGACCTACTTGTTAATTGGGATACTCCTATTATACTTTGTGAAGGGGCTTTCGATGCTATCGCAGTTAGGAGAAACGCTATACCACTCTTTGGAAAAAGTATTCAATCGGAACTTGAGAAAAAAATAATTGGAAATAAAGTAAAAAAGTTGTATATTTGTTTAGATTCGGATGCTCTAAAGAATGCTTTGGGGTTGGCTAAAAAGTTTATGTCATACGGAATCGAAACACATCTTGTAGATTTAGGTGACGAAGACCCATCTGAAATGGGATATGAAAATATAAATAAAAAAATATATGATACACCCCCTCTTGACTTACGTAAGTTGATGGAGTATCAATTGTTTAGATTATGAAAAATGTAAAAAAGATTGACATTGGTTTAGAAAAAATTGGAAAAATTTATCATATAGCCGATGTTCATATAAGAAACCTCAAACGACATACTGAGTATCGTGAGGTATTTTCCCATCTTTATGGATATATTTTATCCACAATGGATGAAAATGACATCATCGTTATTGCTGGTGATATTGTACACGCAAAAACTGATATGTCTCCTGAAGTAGTAGATTTAACACAAGAGTTCTTTACCCGTTTATCAGACCTACTACCCACTATTGTAATTCCAGGTAATCATGATGCTAACTTAAATAACACATCAAGATTGGATGCATTAACACCTGTGGTAAATGCACTGAAGTTACCAAACTTAGTATATCTAAAAAATACAGGTGTTTATAAAATAGGAAATATTTCATTTACCCACCAATCAGTATGGGATAACTTGCCAGGATTCCCATCAGCAATTGATGTTCAAGGGTGTGACCACAAGATTGCGTTATTCCATGGGCCTGTTGATAAGATTGAGACCGAACACGGGTTTTCAATTGAAAATAAAAATATTAATGTTCAAAACTTTAACGGATATGATATCGCTCTTTTAGGTGATATTCATAAGCCAAACAACCCAGTACAAGGTAAGGATAATATTAAATATCCCGGTTCACTTATTGTTCAAAACCATGGTGAAGCAAAATATCCTGAACATGGTATTTTAGTTTGGGATTTAGAAACTTACACAAGTAAATTCATTACAATTCCTAATGATTATGGGTATGTTACAATAGACATTGAAGATGGTAAAATTGTATCTAATATACCAATTCCACAAAAACCACGAATCAGAGTTCGTGTAAAAGACACAAAGGCTTCCGATTTAAACAAGATTATCGCTGATATTAAAAAGGGTCGTAAAGTTCAAGAATTAACAATACAAAAAGTTATTACTCGTAAAGATGGTGGTGAACATGAAAAGATTGTTCTTCAGAATGTTCGTGATACTGCTTTCCAAAATAAACTCATTGAGGAATTATTAAATGAAACGGAACATCTTACCGAAGAACAACTTGAAGTTGTTAAAAATATTAACAACGATATCAATTCAAAACTTGGAACAACACGGGCAATTATCAACTCAACTTGGATACCAAAGGTATTTGAATTCTCAAATATGTTCTCGTATGGTCCTAACAATGTTATAGACTTTTCTCAAATGAAAGGTGCTTATGGAATCTTTGCACCAAACGCAAGTGGTAAGTCAACCCTATGGGATGCTCTATCATTTTGTATCTTTGACAAGTGTTCAAGAACCTCAAAAGCTGAGGATGTGTTAAATTACTCAAAGATGTCGTTTGATTGTAAATTTACATTTGAACTAAATGGAGTAGAGTACACCATCGAGAGAACCGCAAAGAAGTCGCCTAAGAGAGGAACTGTAAAAGTAGACACCAACTTCTATCGTGTAGTAGATGGTCAAGTAGAGTCTCTTAATGGTGAACAGCGTAGAGAGACAAACGCAATCATTAGAGAATACGTTGGAACATATGATGACTTTGTATTAACTGCAATGTCAACACAATCAAACAATAGTGGGTTCATCGAGAAATCACAAAAAGAACGTAAAGAGTTGTTAGCACAATTCTTGGATATGGATGTTTTTGAAAATCTATACCAAATTGCAAGTGAAGAGATTAAAGAATTGTCGGCCCTTCTAAAGGACTATAAAAACCAAGACCTACCAACTCAACTCGCAGAGGCAGAAGATACCTTAACATCGATTACGGGGTCACTAACCACTCTACAAGATAGAAAGACTGAGTTGGAAACAAAAAGAGAAAATACAAATATCAAAATCGAGTTTGAGATGGGTAGATTAAAACCCGTTGAAGATATTGGTGATATTGAAACTCTTGAAACAAAACTTGAAACGATTCAAAAGCAACGTGACTTACAAAATCAACAGTGTGGTATTAACCAAACTGAAGTCAAAAAGATTGAGATAGAACAAAAAGACATTCAAACCAAAATTGATAAGATTGACATAGACGCTTTACGAAAGAAAGAGGAAGTCTACAAATCATCAGATTTAAAGTTTAAAGAGATTGGGGTTGAGTTGGACAAGCTAGAATCTAAAATGATTCATGCTAAGAAACACTTAGATGGTATTGGGTCTCTTACGTTTGATGATGGGTGTGACCATTGTGTACAAAACAAAAACACTCCATTTGCTAAACAAGCACAAACACTTGAAGATGAATTAAAAAAATATGGTGATGAATATTCAGACCTCGTATCAAGAAGACTCGAATACATGGACAAGCGTAATGAATCGGATGTTACCAAAGAAATAAACGAATGGAATGAACTTGGTGGTATTTTCACCAAGTTAGAATCTGAATGGTTACGAGCTAGTAAAGCATATGATTATTGTGTATCATTAGTTAGGGATTATGATTTGGAAATCAAAGAACTAACGAGAGATGTTCAAAAAGCAAAAGACCAAGAGGAAGCTGTTAAGCACAATGAGGAAGTTCAAGAAAAGATAAAATCTTTTAAACTCACACGAAGTGACATTGATGATGATATTAAAAATGTTACTGATGAAATCATGCATATCAATTCCGATATTAAGGTTGCTGAAAATACAATCCAAAATGTTCACCAATCACTCGACAAACTTCGTGACATGGAAGTCCGTTTTGATGGATACGAATATTATCTAAAATGTGTAAAGAGAGATGGTATCCCATATAATTTAATTTCAGAAGTTCTACCTAAGTTAGAAGTTGAGATTAATAACATTCTTTCACCCATTGTGGATTTCCAAATTATGTTGAATACTGATGGTAAAAATATCAATTCATACATAGCATATGGAGATGAAGAATTCTGGCCGTTAGAACTAACAAGTGGTATGGAGAAGTTCATTTCATCAATCGCAATTCGAACTGCATTGATTAATGTATCCAATTTACCACGACCAAACTTTATCGCTATTGACGAGGGATTTGGTTCATTAGATACGGATAACTTTAATTCTTTATATTTATTATTTGATTACTTGAAGACACAATTTGACTTTATCATCACTATATCCCACATTGATAAGACAAGAGATATGGTAGACCAGATTATAGATATCAATAAAGTCAGAGGGTTCTCAAAAGTATCATATTTATAAGAAAGTGATGGAGTCCGTTAATGGCACTTGAATTAAAAAAAAGGTCTAAATTATTTTTAAAGAACCAACGAGTAGATGTTGAGGAGACCTCGTCAACACCTGATTCGTTTGGTATCACAAATTTGCCAGACTTTTTTGGAGAGGGTAAGAACACCTTTAAATTAAAGCCAGGCACTGGGTATCTTAGGTCTGGAACTGAAATTCAAATTGAAGTTTTAGATGTAAACGGAAACCCAATTTATTGGGAAACTTCTACTTATAAAGATTCTGATAATTCGAGATTAATTTCTATTTGGATTTACGACCTACCAAATAATCCAAAATACAATACACCAAATGGAAAGGCAGAACTTATTGTAGTTGGTACACTTCGTTCTGGTGGTACAATTAGATGGAGTCGTAAGATAAATGTAATAAAGTCAAGGCAATCTACATCTAATATTACATTTAAGACACCTCCAAGTTTTGCTATAAGTTCAAGTGTAGAGACTTTTACAAATAAGTTAGTATCCAACGACCAACTCACTAAAGCAATTGTAAATAGTGAGGTATATTACAAAAAGTCTACGTTTGGTGACACGGTTACTTTAGAGTATGACGCATTATCGAACTTTAATGCAGAAATGGTTGGAGGTACTGTTTACGCAGTAAATATTCCAACATTATTTCCACGACTTGGTGGTGGTCAATCACAACCTACTGAGTTTACTTCAAGTGTTACTGAAGTGATATCCCCTACAATACTTAGGATTAACACACCAATTACAACAAGTGATAATCGTAGTGATGGGTCAATACATACCTATGAATATTCGGATGGTACTCTTGAAGTAAATATAGAATATTACTCAACGGGTTCGGATACTGGAACACAAAACCAAGTAGCATTTGCAAATATATCTTTAACAAATGTAAATCCAATTGGAGGTCGAGTATATTTACTTAGAACCTCAATTAAATCCGATGGACTTTCAAATTCAGACTACTCAGTAATAGGTGAAACCCTTGTTGAAAATACATCATCTATATCGTATAAAGTTCCAATCCCAACCGAACAATTAAATGACCCTAAAACTTTAAGAGTACAATTTGTAAATGAGGTTGGTAGTGTATCAACTACTGAGTTAGTTAAGAGTGGTTTGGTATTTAGAGGTGGTAACGTTTATATCGCAGGTGACCAATCCCTAATCACAGGTTCATTCCATATTGGAAATGTCATTGGTAGTGGTATTGAAATGGCAGGTCACTCAAGTGGGTATTTAAAATCAGTTGGATATGATGGATTCACTTCCGCATCACTTGGAAAGGGTCCTGGTGGATTCTTAATTTGGAGTGGTAGTGGTAATCTTCAAATTGGAGCTGACCAATATCCAGGTGTAGGTATGGAAATGGTTTCTGAAGGTGGGTCATCGAGTTTTTATTTTACAACTCATGATGGTGGTAACCTTAAAGTAATTACCGATGAATTTTTTATTGGAACTGAAAATACTCAATTTATTAGTGGTTCTAATGGTAACATTGAAATTAGTTCATCATTCTTCCACCTCAACCCAAAAAATGACGAAGCAATAATCGGTGGTTTTGTTGTAACCCCAACCGAAATAAGTTCATCACAAAATATAACAGACCTTGGGACTCCGTTGGCATTTAAATCTAATGGTCAAATAACGGGGTCATCCGTATTAATTAGACAACGTGTATCGGGTACAACCTATACTCTTTTTGATACGGATAATGGTATTGTAGATGCAAGAAATGTTGGTAGACAACTTGTGTCCGATGGTAATGAATATATAAGAGCTGATGTTGATGATGGTAGTAGTTATGTAACTGTTTCTAAATACCCAATCACACTCTTACCAAATGAAACAAAAATCGGTATATCTTTGATGGGTCAAACTATATCAAATGCCGATGGGACTAACGCTGCTAATGTAAAATTATACATTGCAGGTGCTAATACAGGTTCAACTGCAACCAACAATACTTATTATGATAGTTTTGATTCGGAAATTCAATTACATCAAATTAGTATACCTGCTATTGGTGCAAGTCAAACGGGAAGTAAAACATTTTCACCAGAATTTGGACCAGGAGTCTATACACTCGATATTCCAACAAGTGTACATGGCAGATATTGTGAGTTACGATTAAAATTATCAAATAATCCCGCTACAGCAACAGGCACATCAATACGAGTGAAAAATATATCTATCATAGCAACACGAGAATTTGGTGGAGACTTCTCTGATGGAAGACAAACGTATACACCAAGTAAACCATCTACATAAACATATATTTAAGGATACTTATTATTATGGGAAAACTAATAAACGAATGGATAACCGAATCAATCTTAACTGAAGATGTTAAGAAAACAGTAGTAACTTATGTAGGTAGGTTTCACCCATTCCATTCAGGTCATAACGCAGTATACCAACACTTGGTAAAAAAGTTTGGTAAAGATAATGTTTATATTGGAACTTCTGATAAAGTAGAATTACCAAAGTCACCATTCCGATTCAAGGAAAAAGTTCAGATTATGAACACTATGTTTGGTATTCCAAAAAATAGAATTGTCCAAGTAAAGAACCCATACGCTCCAAAAGAAATTCTTGGAAAGTTTGATGAGAACACAACTGCGTTTGTAACGGTAGTTGGTGAGAAAGATGCTGGTAGATTGGGTATGGGTAAAGGAAGATACTTCCAACCATATAAGGGTGATACATCACTTCCAATGAAAGACAATGGTTATGTTTATATCGTACCACCACAAGGTCGTGGTATTTCTGGTACTGAAGTTCGTAAGGGTATGTCAGAGCCAGATGAACAAAAAAGAATCAAATTCTTTAAATCAGTTTACCCAAAATTCAATCAAACTATTTTTGATTTAGTTTCAGGTCGTATGGTAAAAACTGAGTCCGTAATGGAGTCATTCCTTCAAAATGTTAACCTCAAAGAAATACTTAATGAAGCATCGACTTTACCACCAATTGGTAAAGGTATTGTAGATGATGGTCCGGGGTTTACTTATGGTAACATGAAGACCTTTAAAAAGGAAATGGAAAAGCATGCAAGTAGTTTGGGTTGGGATGTTGTTTCATACTTAATGCCTGAATTAGACCAAGTGTTTGCTCAAGATGGTAGAAGTCTTCCCGACAAATATCCCGTATCTTATTTTCCAAGTGGTGATACCCGAGATGGTCAAAGTATTCGATATAGTAATGACTTAACTGGTCGTCCTGGTTATAAGAAGTGGGCAAACCACATCAAGAAAGTAGCCCTTAGATTAGGATACGAATTTATGAATTTCCTTGAACCAAAGGATATTGATAACTTGACTTCACAAATTCCTACTGAAAAACAAAAATCTAAAAAGAACAATCTCAAAGAAGGTATTCTTTTAGAAGGTGGTGCATATGGTCACATGAATCACCCATTTGATACCGAAATGAATTTAACATTTGGTGACCTAAAAATTATCATCTCAAATGCACTTCAAGGTAAGTTAGATTTTACAAGAGAAAAAACCGATGGTCAAGCTCTTGCTATTTCATGGAGAGATGACAAAGGACTAATTGCAGCTCGTAACAAAGGTCACCTCAAGAATAGTGGTGAGGGTGCATTGGATATTAGTGGTATCGCATCTAAGTTTCAAGGTAGAGGTGGTTTAACTGATGCTTACAATTTCGCAATGCAAGATTTGACATCTGCTGTAAAGTCATTGTCTAAAGCACAACGAGACAAGATATTTAAACAAGGTAAAAAGTTTATGAACATTGAGGTGATTTGGCCAACATCCGTAAACGTAATACCTTATGGTCAGCCCCTACTCGTTTTTCATGGAACTATGGAATACAATGATGAGGGAATTGCAATAGGCGCTGACACTTCAGATGCAAAAATACTTGCTGGTATGATTAAACAAGTAAATGCTGACGTTCAAGATAAATACACCTTACAAGGGCCACCAGTAGTACAACTTCCAAAATCGGAGGAGTTGTCATCTAAACAAAGTAAATTTGTTAGTCAACTATCAAAACTACAAAAAGAGTTTAAATTAAAAGATACTGATGGTGTTGCTGAGTACCACCAGAGATGGTGGGAAAACTTTGTTGAAACAAAATCACCATCAAAGTTAGATAATAAAACTAAAATGGGTCTTGTAAAGAGATGGGCATTTTATGATAAGTCATTCAGATTAGATAATAAGAACATCAAAGACGCTAAAACTTTGGATTGGGCAAAGGGTATTGATAAAAATGACCATGCTAAAATTGCTAAAGATAACATTAGACCTTTTGAAGACATCTTCTTAGGTGTTGGCGCAGAGGTTCTTTCATTCATGTCCTCAGCATTAACTGTAAATCCCAATTCAGCATTGAGAGACATGAAAAAAAGATTAGACCAAACAATCAAAGATGTTAAGAAATCCGGTGATAAGAAAAAAATTGAAAAGTTGAAGTTAGAATTAGAAAGATTAAACTCAATTGGTGGTAGAGATAAGATTGTTCCTAATGAGGGAATTGTGTTTACATATAAAGGTGGAACATATAAATTAACAGGTACATTCGCACCTCTAAACCAAATATTGGGACTTTTCTATTAATAATATGATACTTATATATTGACAAACTATATTAAAAAGTTATGAGCAAATTAAATAATGTTAAAGCAGTTAAAGAAATGATTGCTGGAACACATAGAACCCAAACCAAAAACACAATAAGTTTTGGTGAGGGTAAAGACTTTATCAAAAGGGAAGTTGGTGACCAATGGACCGATGATGATGGGAATACTTGGGAACAAAAGAAGGGGTACAAGATTAAACTTGGTAAACTTTCAGAGTTGAGAAGTGAAATCAACACATTTCCAAAGTGTTCTAAAGAAGTTTGTACTTGTACTAACCCAAGCCGTAATGACTTAAAAATGAAAGTCATTCATGGTATGTGTTTCGAATGTGTAATTGACATGGAACACCAATTGAAGATTGAGGGAAAGTACGAAGAGTACGAACGACACAAATTATTGGAGAATGGTAAAGCTTGGTTAAAACAAGCTGAACTTGAGAAAGAAGCTCTTAAAGTAGCAATCAAAGCCCGTTACATCAACGAAGATGGTTCGGTTGAAGAATGGGATGGTGTTACTTGGGAAGAGATGGAAGAAAAAATAGAAAATGAGTTTCGTATTTTTAGAGAGAATTTTATCCAAACGATGGAGACACAGGAA